CTTTCATGAACGTACTAATAGTCTTAGCAACGTCATCAATCATTGACATGTTAAGTTTTAGTAGTTTATCTTCTGATGTATCTACATCAAGTGCTTGCAGCCACGCTTCGTCAAGTGCGTTCTCTGAGTCGATTAGTACTACAAAAATACCTTGATCTTGTGCTGCCTTTACAATGTTACCTGAACAGATATATGATTTACCTGCGCCACTTTCACCTGCAAAAACAGTTACCTTACCAAGAGGTACACCTTTGTTAAAATCACCTGAGATAAGATAGTTGAGTGCGTAGTTACCAGTACTAATCCAATCAGTAGGATCGTTAAATCCTGCACTCATGCCTGTTATGGACTTAGTTAACGAAGTACGAAACTTCGTTGGGTCGAATGCTTTATTCGCCATTTGTTTCTCCTAATCTAAAAAGCTGGGCAAGTATAAAGGGTTGCATCTAGACAATGCAACCCTTTTAGCTTGCTCTATTACTGACCTTGACGTGCGCGAATCATTGCAAGAATGTCTTGCGCATTACCGCCACCATCTGCTGGTGCTGCCGCTGGAGCAGATTCTGCCGCTACTTCTTCGTTAGACTTAAAAGGAACGTCATCTTCTACTGCCGGAGCAGGTGTTGCTGCCGGAGTTGCTGCCGGTGCCGGAGTTGCTGCCGGTGGATTTGGATCGCCAGTAGCTGCACTCATACCTGCCGGACGGAAGTAATTGCTCCAACGATCTGGATCATATGCTTCGCCATCAACTGACGCTTCGAACATTTCAGTTAATACTTTAACTGCTGTTTCGTCTGGCTTTTTAGGTAGGAAGTCTGATAGATTAAACAAGCCATGTGTATTAACAGCCTGCATTTCAGCATCGCTCAGAGGACGTTCACGACGTGCCCAGTTAGATGTTGAATAGTCTGCGTAACCGCCTTTAGAACTTTTGTTAAGACGGAAGTCTACACCTGCTGTGTAATCTGTTGGCAATTCTTCCATGTCAGGATCCATAAGCGCCTGCTTAATGATCTGGAAGATCTGAGGACCAATAATAAATCGACGAATTGGATTCTCTGGAGCCTCGTCATCTGCAATTGGATTGTCTGTTACAAAGCCTTGGAACAAATACGAACGCTTTTTCCAATACTTACGACCCATATCTTCTAATGAAGGATCCTTAAACCAACCACGTACCTCTTGTAGAATAGGACAGCTTTCGCCATACATTTCCATACATGGAACTTGTACTTGTACAGGACGCGAGTCAGTTTGACCTTTGACGCCTGCGAACGGAAGTTTGATCATCAAACGTTCTGCCCAGAAGAAAGTGTTGTCTGGATTGCCATCAGGAAGGAAACGTAGAGTTGCACTCTCGCCTTCTTTCATATTCCAAAATGGGTAGATTGGGTTAGGACCGCTTGGGCCTCTGTTTCCGCCAGTATTGGCTTCTTGTTGTTTGAGCTTTGCTCGGATTTCTGCTAATGATGCCATAGTTATGCCTCCTATTGTTATGCCTATGTGCTTGTGCCTTTTTGTATAGCACAGTTAATACTATACAACAATATTTATCAAAAGTCAACTACTTTTTTAAATAATTTTTTTCGTAATCGTGTAAATCTATGTAATCTTTGGTTACTTCTATAGTGAATATATCATTTGCCCAAATAAGATGACCATAATCAAACTGTGCTTTTACGCCATATGCCTCTTCTAATACGTGCATATTATAAAATACATTAAAACCAAGATCATAATCTTTTCTTGCATCATCGCAAATTATTAATGAGCCTTTTGGCATATTTTTACAAACATGGTTTAGGATATCAATATCATTAGGATTTACATGATCTGAGTCTAAGAATAAAACATCAATATCGTTACCTTTCCACTGAACATCATATGGAAAATAACCTTGTATCTTTTGTATATTTTTGTACTCTAGTGTGTTTTTTTCAAATTCAGACCTTGTATTTAACACCATGCCAGATTTTAGTCTTCCTTCTTTGCCGTCATAAAAAGACTTATCTGGTATTGTAATGCTTTCTCTAAATCTATCTATACAAAAAACATCAACATCTGGACCGACTGTCTCTGCAATACATGTACTACTTCTTCCACAAAAAGAACCAACTTCTACAACTGTTTTAATGTTTTGTCTTTTTGATAATATGTCATTAAGAGCTTGAAGTTTACCCAAACTAGTATATCCCGGAATTGACATAAATTTATCGTAGTTCATTGTTTTACCTTTGTATTATGAACGAATTAGCCGATTATCTTAAACCGGCTAACTCGCGCATTCTATCAAATTCTGGAGCAACTTGTTCTGCTTGCTTGAATTCTACAAATGTTTGGTTTACTTGTTCTATAAACGCCTTTGCGGGTTCTATGAACTCTTCGCCATAGTCCTTTTCAACCATTGTAAGTATAGATGTTTCGCCTTTTGGAAAATCACCTGTTTCTCTATCAAAGTAACTTAAAATGAATTCGCCTAATGGTGTCTTTTGTTCTTTTTCAATAGTAATTTCATCACCGTCTGGACCTTTGACTTTGTCGCCTTTTTTCTTACCGTCCATCTTAGCCTGACGCACTGCTTTAGCATATGCATTGCCTTCGTCGGTATCTTTGTCGCCTTTTGACTTGTTCATTACGTTTTTTTCAAGCCATTGTAATGCTTTGGCGTGTGATCCGTCAAACTCGCCGTCGTTATAATATCCACTTTCAAATGATAGGTTGTCAACAATACTATAAAATGTCTTGATATCTTCTTCGGAATACTGTGCCCAATTTACTTTTGACAAATTAGCATAATCAAAGTCAATACCATTTGGCGGATCTTCTGACATTATGTCATGTCCGTCAAATTCGCTTTCGCCTTCTTTGACCTTAACACAGTTATCTACACGCTTGCCACCTTTCATTTTGGTGCCCATGCGCTTGTAGCCTTTCCAGCATACTTTACCGTCTACGCCTTTTTGCTTTTCTTCGTCTAGTGTGCGCCAGCTTGGGTTGCCGCAGTCTTCGCATACTTCGTCACTAAACTGACCCATTGCATCTTCAAATGCCTGTTCTAGTTCGAACTCTTCTTTTGTTTTCTTTTCTGCCTTGCTGTACTTGTCTTTTAGACGTCCTAGTTCTTCTTGGCTAGCACCTTTACGTCCAGCCTCGGCAGCTTTTTTCATGTATTCTTTACCGTGCTTCTTGACACCTGTGTAGTACTGTAGGCCTGATTCGTCAAGTAAGTCGTCTGCGCCGATTTCTTGTGCCTTAGTTGCTTCGCTTACTAGCTTGTAAATGTAAGGGAATACATCTTTTAATTCTTCGTTAAACTGCTTGATTGTTAGTTGATCAATCCAGTTTTCAGCAACATCGCTTGGTACATCTTCTAAGATAGGTGCTTCAAATCCTTCTACTGCTTCTTTGTATGCTGCTGATTTTTGTAGGCTTTCGATTGTCTTTTTGACTGCTGTAATACGCCCTTTTACAACATCCATGTAACCTGCTAGACTTTCTGCCATTACTGCACTACGACCCATGTAAGTTTTAAACTTACGTAGTTTTGCCATTTCTTCACTTAGTCCAGTGATATGCTTGCCAAAATCATCATATGGATTACCGCCTTCTGCAACATGACGAGCCATTGCTCTTGCACCACTTAGGTGTTTGTAAGGGTACATAAATCTTTCGCCGTCTGCACTTTCAATGTAGATCTTACCAATCTTCTGTGTGCGTCCTGCGGCATTTTCTTGGTTAATGCTTTCAGTATGCTTGATTACCAAACGTGCATTATCTATGTTCTGGTAACTTAACTTGCTTGTACCATACATTTTCGATTCGTTCATGTTACTGTCCTCTGGGCGGTTTGCTAGATATTTGTAGTCTCTTTTTTCTAAATTGCTTTTAGTTATATCTCTAGTATCAAAGTTTAACATACGCTTCTTTGCAAACTGACGTAGTTCTTTTAAAAAGTCATACCACTTTGATTTAGACACTGCATTTTCCGCAACGTCTTTGTTAAACATAATTACCAAACCTTCTTCTTCTTCTAGGCTTACACTAATCTTTCCTAGATCATCGTCTCCTTCTCTAAAAGGAAATTCAAAGAATCTTGCTTCGCTAGGCTCTGTTGTTACATTGCCTTCGGCATTGCCGATTGTAACGCCAGGAAAGCGTCCACGTATTTTTGCAAATAATTCTTTAGCTGTTTGGTCTAAGTTCTTCATAATAGTATTTATCAAAAGTTGCTGCTAATAAAGATGGGCATTGGTGCTTCGTAATCTTCATCATCAGATGCTTGACTAAATGTATTATAGATCCTAGGATCCCAATCTTTTAGCACACTCATCATACGTATAGCTAACAATGTAGCACTTACTAAATCATCAGTCATACCTGTCTTTGCTTGGAAACTAGTGTTAGTTGCAACAAATCCTTTGAGCTCACTAATCAATGGTTTGCTGTGTATGACCATTTTGTCGTTTTCTAACATAGTCTTTAAGCGACTACACGCTGTGATTTTAGTGCTGTGTGTTGTATTAAATCCTTTACGGAACTTGCGCACATGTCCTTTACGCATAGGTTCGCTGACAAACAGCCCCGGAATGTTCTCTTCCCCAAAATCGTTTATAACGATTAATGCTGCCTCTCCTATGCCGTTGTTTTCAACGCTCCAATATATACCATTAGGATTCTTTGTTTCCTCTGCTAGGTATTTGCATATATCTGCCAGCACTCTAATCTGTCCGGGTATTGCGGTTGTATTGTGTTGCCATTCTGCTACTTGTTCGTAACTTGGTAATTCGTATACTTGTATTGCAGCAAAATCGCCGCCTGTTCCCATACTAGGATCAAGTGCTACACAATATGTAAATTGACTGGTAGGTTTTTTATACCAGCGTGTTTGTCCCATGTTTAGTATTGGATTATTACCTTCCATTACACTAAGTTTAATCGAGTTTATAAGTGTTTCGTCAAATACTAAGAATTCACAGCCGTATTCACGACGGAACTTTTCTTCTCCGATACGACCTATTTCAGCTGCCTTCCATTCTTCGTCTCTATCAGGGTGTTCATCCCAACTTGCCATAAAGGATCTAAAACCATTTATGCCTACTTCTTGTTCGTTACCGTGATTATCAAAACGTTGTTCTGCTTGTTTCCAAATAGTAGCAAATGTATCTTCGTCTGAATTAGGTGTGCTAGTAATAATAGCACGACCACCTGTTGCTAGTGTAGGTGAAATTGAAGTCCAAAACTCTTCCGCAATGTTAGGCATAACAAATGCAAACTCGTCACAGTATAGTAATGAAATTGACATACCACGTCCTGTGTTGCCTGTTGTTGTTTGCGATACAATACGTGATCCGTTTTCAAACTCAATGCTACCTTTGTTATAGCTAGTAACACCTGCTCTAATATGATCAGGACAAGTTTCATACACATAGCGTATACGTGCCATAATCTCTTGCGCACCTGTGTATTTGTGTGCAGCAATAAGAATAGTTTGGTCAGGATTAAACATAGCATACCAAGCAAGATAGATAGCAGCACAAGTAGTCTTGCCTGTTTGTCTAGGCATCATGTTTATATTAAAACGATAGTTGTGGTATGTATCCATTAACCCTAGTTGATAGTCATAAGGTTCAAACAACAGCTTACCTTTTACAGGATGCTGTATATAGGCAAACTTGCGAGCAAAATATAGATACCCATCTTTAGGATCCATGCACTGCATCAAGTCTTGTATTTGTTCTTCTGTATACGTTTCTTTGGTATTAGCTTTTTTAGTTAATACACCGTCTAAACTTTTACTCATGTAAGTATTTACTCAAAAAAATAGCACCCGAAGGTGCTATTTGATTGGACCGCCCTTGCCTAGTTATTTTTTGGCTTTCTTATCCTTGATAGCTTTTTTCATTGGTTCTGCTTTGTCACCGTCGCCGTCCATGTCTAAGAAATCTGGCTTTGCTTTCTTTTCGGCTAGTGCAGCATATAATGCAGACTTAATGTCTTCCATTGCCATTGCATTATCGCCTGGCTGTGCTGCTTTAAACTGTTTCTTCTTACGGTTTAGATCGTCGCCATCTGGAATAGCGTCTGACATATCGCCAAATTCTTCTTCTGGTTCATTAGCATAGCCTTCTTCTGTATCAATTTCGTCAACTGGCTCCATTTCTTCGTTTGGATCCTCGTCGCCTGGCTCGTCCATAATACCTTTTAGGCGTTCCATATCCATGCGCATTGGCATCATATCTTGAGCAACTGGTTTTGCATCACCTAAGCCTGCATTTTTCATCATGTCAATAAGATCAGCAACATGATCTTTGCCTGCTGCACTTAAATTAACATTCATTCTTACAGGATCACCGTTGTCCATTGGAGGTGCCATTGGTGCTGGCATTGGACCTTCATCCATTCCGCACTCATCTATTTCCTGCATTGATTCTAAAAGCTTTTTCATATCCATGGGTTTAACCTCCTACTACCGCTTTTGAGTTTTCGCTAGCGTCAATGTCCTTGCTCTCACCAGTCGGTGCTGCGGCAGCGGGATCGTGTTCACGTTCTTTTCTAGCTGTTTCTAGTTCTTTTAGCAAGTCCATCACCCGATTGCCTGCTACTTCTGCTTGTGCTGATTCGCCGCCCATGTCTTCTTTTGTTAGCATAGTTTCGTATGCTTCTTCTGACTTAGGTGCTTGATAATCTTCTCTTGGATCTGCCATGTTGCGTACAATAATGTGTGCTTGGTCAATACCGCAGCATTTTCCAATATAATTTTGTAGTACATCGGCAGTTGTTGGATA